GTGCCGCCAGTGAAGTTCAAGATTGTCGGCACTGCCCAGAACCTTGACATTGCCCGCGAGCCTTGGGCGCAGGTGAAGATGTGGTGTGATCCCGAACCGGATACAGAGGAGGCCGAAGATCTGGCCGTACCTGCACTGCAGACGAATACGGCGAAGGTTTCTGATACGAATGGTAAGGAGTATATCCAGTCGAAGAAGCTGGCTCAGTATGAGATTCGCGCGGCCAAGAATGCCCGTGGAAAGCCTGCCGCCCGAGTGCTGATGGATGAGCTTCGTGAGCAGCAGACCTGGGTTGCATGGAATGCGACCTCACAGACGACGAAGAGCTTCTGGAGCGGGCAATTGTGGGGTATATCAAATGCTGGTGACGGTACAAGCGTGGTATTGAAAGCTCAGCGAGATGCCGGTCTCGCACAGATTGCCGAGTGGAACAAGTACGTCGAGAAAGGCATTCAGGATTCCCAGGAATACGCGAATTCACATGATGTCAGCATTGGACTCTTCGAATGGTCTGCGCCTGACGGGTGCGCGTTGGATGATCCCGATGCGTTGTGTCAGGCAAATCCGAGCATTGGCTTCGGTGGCATGACCGTGCAGTCTCTGGCTTCCGACGCGGCTGGTATGACAGAGGCTGGTTTCCGTACTGAGGTGCTGTGCCAGTGGGTTACCGCCGATGTGGACACGTACCTCGATCCTGAGAAGTGGAAGCGTGGCGGTGATGCGGGTTCCTCGATCGAGGATGGTGGACGGATCGTGCTCGGTATTGACACTACTGCGGATGGTTCGGTGACGTGGGTCGCCGCTGCGGGCTTGCGTGCCGATGGGCTACCGCATGTGGAGGTGGTGACCCGCAGGGATGGGATGATGTGGGTTCCCAAACTTCTCAAACGCATCCGTGACACCACGGGTGCCAATGAGGTTGCCATACAGGGCAGGGGATGCCGTGCCGTGGATCTCATCGACCCCTTGGCCGAGCTTGGTTTCCAGGTCGATTCGATCGATGGCCCCCGTCTGGGCGCGAGCACGGGCCAGTTCCGTGACCGTGTGCGTGAGGAGAAGCTGAGGCATCTGCCGCAGCCAGCCATCGATGAGGCCGTCTCCGCTGGTGTGGCACGCAAACTCGGTGACGTCGAGGTCTGGGATCGCAACAATTCCATGATGGACATTTCCGGTCTGATCGCGGAGACGTACGCCCTGTATGGGCTTGAGATGTTCGAGGCTTCGAATTCTTCGATGACTGCTTCCGCTTATGCGGAGCATGGTCTGATGGTTCTCTAGGAAAGGGGGATCGTGTGAGCGTTTGGTCCACTATTTCGGGCTGGTTCAATCGTCCCCTGGTCAATGTCACGTTCACGCAGGATGACGTGGCGCAGGTATTGGGGCAGTCTCCGGCGCAACTGTATGCCACTCAGCCGCATCTTCGCACGGTGATCTCCTTCATGGGGGACAATGTCGCGCAGGTTGGGTTGCAGTTGTTCAACAGGGAGTCGGACACGAACAGGGTACGTATTACTGACGATCCACTGAACGCTTTGCTTAATAGGCCGAATCCCGACATGACGCAGTTCGAACTGTTGCGTTCACTGGTGTGCGATATCGCGCTCTATGACGTCGCCTACTGGATTGTGGTGCAGGCTGATTCCCCTTCGGGGTGGATGATCCGACCGATCCCTCCATCGTGGGTGACGATGAAGAAGCAGGGAGACGTGTTCTCCCCGCAGGTGTTCACGGTCGATCCCGAGCAGGGGCATGCCGTCGACATCAAAGCCGAGGACATGATCGTGTTCCATGGGTGGAATCCCTGCGATCCAGCGTCCGGCGTCTCACCTATCAGGGCGTTGAAGGACGTGGTGGCGGAACAGATTCAGGCGTGGTCGTATCGCACGCAGATGTGGAAGCGTGGCGGGCGCATCGGCATGTACTTGTCGCGTCCGAAGGATGCACCGAACTGGGATGACAAGGCGCGTGAACGCTTCCAACGGGATTGGAAGGAATACCAGGACAACGGCGGCAAAGCCGGTTCCAGCCCTCTGCTCGAGGACGGCATGACCATGAACCGCGTCGGGTTCTCCGCTCGCGAGGACGAGTTCCTGGAAGTTACGAAGCTCTCGCTCCAGACAGTGGCCCAGGTGTATCACGTTAACCCCGTCATGGTCGGAGTCCTCGATAATGCGAACTTCAGCAATACGCGCGAATTCCGCAAGATGCTGTATTCGGAGACTCTCGGGCCTCTGATGCAGATGATTCAGGATAGACTCAACGCCTTCCTTGTTCCTAAGGTCAGTAAGGCAACGAACCCGTATCTTGAGTTCAATATTCAGTCCAAGCTTGCCGGTGACTTTGAGGAACAGGCTAGCGTGCTGTCTACCAGTATCGGAGCGCCATGGATGACAGTGAACGAAGGGCGTGCGCGTCAGAATCTGCCTGAACTTGATGGCGGGAATCAGCTCGTGGTTCCACTCAACGTGACCAAAGGCGGCCAGTCCAGTCCGCAGGATGGTGGGGAACCTATTCCGGCCGAGGTCGAGGATGTGGTGAAGCGATGGTTTGCGCGCATGAAACGTTCCAATAGTTCCCGTAAGGCAGCTGGCGAAAGTATCGATTGGAAACGTTGGGAACGTGAGCTACAAGCCGACCTCGTGTCTTCCGGTATTGACCAGTTTAATGCGGGCATATTCGCGAATCAGGCGAATGCAGCGGCGATGAAATATTTTGACAGTAAGGAAGCCTAGCCATGAAGCTCAAGGATATGCCGGTATCGTTCCGGACCGACGGTGACGATCTGGAGGAAGGCCAATTTTTGGTCTATCCGTCAACATTCACGCGGACACCTGACTCATACGGCGACGTGGTTGCTAAGAATGCGTTCGATGACACCATCCAGCAGTGGAAGCAGTCGGGGAATGTAATGCCGATCATGTACGGGCATCGCATGGATGATCCTGATTACAATCTTGGTGGCGCAATCGACATGGGAACCGATGACCATGGTTGGTGGGTCAAGGGCCAGTTCGATATGGATTCACCCAAAGCGGCCCAAGTGTACAGGCTGGTGAAAGGAAAGCGACTTTCCCAACTATCTTTCGCATTCGATGTTCTGGACGAGGCCACGACCGAGCTTGACGACGGCACCACAGCCAACGAGCTGAGAAAGCTCAAGGTCTACGAGGCATCGTTCGTACCAGTCGGAGCGAATCAGGACACGTCGATCGTTGCCGTCAAGTCGGCTGCTGAAATGCTCACCGCTGAGGTCAAAGCTGGGCGCGTCATCTCCGCGAAGAACGAAGGCACGCTGCGGAAATCAGTGGCGCAGATCAACGCTGCCGCCGAGAGCCTGAACAATGTCCTGTCCCAACTGGATGGGGAGAAAACCAATCTTGATGTGGAAGAAGCCAGCGGTAACGCCGAAGCCAAGACCGAGGAGCCTGAACAGGCCAAGGTCGAGGAGCGGAAAGCCAACCCGTCCGTGGAGGCCATGTCGCAGTTAATACACATCTATGAGCAGACAGCTCAGGAAGGAGATTCACTGTGAATCTCAAGGAGAAACGCGCTGCGGCACTCGCCAAGGCGCAGAAGTTCAACGAGTGTATCGCCAACGGAGAGGAACTCGGCGAAGATGATGTCACCGCATTGAAGGGCATCCTCACCGAAGTAAAGGATCTGGACGCACAGCTGGCGAAGGCAGCGGAGAAGAAGACCCTGCTTGACCAGCTTGGTTCTCTTGACAAAAAGGAATCCAAGATCGACAACGATGCCAAGTCCGATGTGATTGATGCCAAGACTCCAGGCGAGTTCTTCATCAAGAGCTTGAAGAATGCAGGCCTGACCGTTCTGGACACGAAGACGCGAGGGTTCCAGACCACCGAGTTCAAGGCCGCAACCGATGCTCAGCACGTCGGACAGTCAGATGGTGCTTTCGGCCCACTGGTTACCGATATTGACACGAACTTCGTCATGCCATACCAGCGTCCGCTCCTATTCGCAGACATACTCGGTTCAGGCACGGTGTCTGGCAACAGCATCAAATACCCGGTGTTCGGTGCTCTCGAAGGGTCCACGGCGTTTGTAGCCGAAGGTGGAGCAAAGCCACAGATTCACCTTGCGGACCCGACTTGGGTCACTGACTCGCTGGCAGAGGTCGCGGGATTCTTCAAGATCACCGATGACATGGCAGAGGACGCCGACTACGTGGTATCCGAAATCAACTCGACCGCACTCTACGATCTGCAACTGCGCGAAGAACTCGCTTTGCTTTCTGGTGACGGTACCAGCAACTCCATCAGGGGCGTACTCAACCGCGATGGCATCCAGACGATCGTCAACGCCACGGGGGAGAAGGACAGCGACCCAGATCTGATCTTCCGAGCCATCACCGCAGTGCAGGAAGTGACCGGTTTCGCTGCTGATGGCATCGTCATCAACCCAGCTGACTACCAGAGCATCCGCCTGTCGAAAGATGCTAACGGGCAGTACTTCGGCGGTGGTTTCTTCGCGGGACAGTACGGCAATGGCGGCATCATGCAGAATCCCTCGCTGTGGGGGCTGCGCACCGTGGTCTCTGCCAGCGTTGCGAAGGGCACCGCCGTCGTCGGCGCATTCTCCAGAGCGGCGAAGGTGTTCCGTAAGGGTGGAGTCCGTATAGAGTCTACAAACTCTCATGGGGATGACTTCACCAACGACCAGATCACCGTGCGTCTGCGCGAACGTCTCGGTCTGCAGGTCAAATACCCTGCAGCTATCGCCAAGGTGACCCTTGGCGCTGCGGCATGAGGTGATCGATGATGATGAAATCCTATGAACTCAATGGGCGAACCTTTCTGTTCGGGGAAGGGCGACAGCCGAAAGGCGCGGTTGAGGTCCCGAAACGCGTACCGGAGAACAAGGACGCATCCAAAACGGTGAAGCGCAAGACCTCCACCGTCAATCAGGGGAAGTGAGGTGACGGGGCGATGGCTGAAATGATTCCTGACTTGGTATCCAACGATATGGTGGTGGATTCATCGACATGGATCAAGGCCGCACAGCAATCCGTGAGGTCATACTGCGGCTGGCACGTCGCCCCGAACATCGAACAGACCCTGAGATTGGATTCCTACGGCGCTCGCACACTGCTCCTGCCATCCATGCACGTCACCGACATCTCAAGCCTCATAATCAATGGTGTTGAAATGAAAGATGACATTGACTGGAGCACGGCAGGAACGGTGAAACTCCGGAAAGGCTGTTTCCCTGACAGTCCAGGTGCCGTCACGGTCACATTGAAACACGGGTTTGACGCAGCTGAAGTCGCCGACGTGACATCGTTGATGCTGAAGCTCGCCCAACGCGGTTCCACAGGGCCAGGAGTCATCGGATCGCAGTCCACGAACGGTTCAAGTGTCACGTTCATTACTGCGGGTGGAGCGCCTTTAAGCATCCCGTTATTACAGATCGAAAAGGATGCTCTGCAGCCGTACAAGCTGACCTGGGGCGTGTCATGAGCACCGCAGCGGAATATGTTGAGCAGAACTCGATGTTCGCCCTACGGTACACGGAACAGTTCACACGCCAACGCAGGAAACAGGTAGTTGACCCATACGATCCAGACAGCAGCACGCTTGGCGATTGGACTGACACGGACGATATGCAGGTGAACGGTGCCCTGGCATCACTCACCAGCGTCGAACAGGACGATGCCATGCGCAGCGAAGTGCTCAGCACGGCTCAATTCATTTCAGACAATCCCGATCTTGATGTCAGACGTGGCGACCGACTACTGGCCTCTGATGGGCGCAAATGGAACGTGGTCGGCTACCCGACTCGTGACATGAACGCCTTCACCGGCTGGCAGCCGACAATCGTATGCAACCTTGAGGAGGTGATCGGCTGATGCCCGCATCAGGACAGACACAAGTGGAATTCAACGACTCGTTCTTCGAATCGATCCTGCGCAGCTCCGGCGTCAAAAGCCTCTGTACTCAGAAAGCCGAAAAGGTGCTGCAAGCCGCAAAAGCCAGTGCCCCCGTCGA